GAGGAGATTGCTCCTCCCCCGTAATTGTTATTTAGTCTCTAAATAAGAAGAAGTTGTTTGCACCTAAAGTACATACAGCTCTTTCAGACAAGAAATTAACTTGCATATTATCTATGTCACTAGTAGCAGCGCCACCGGCAGATCCAGTAATCCAAGTTTTGTAACGTCTATCCTCTGTTTCAGAAGCTCTGTAACGAACATGTAAGAAAGGACGTTTAGCATTTTTACCAAGAATTTGGTCATAAACACTAGTTGATCCAGCGGGTACAAGTAGTCCGTTTACACGTCCTGAGTTTGCTCCAGTTGGAAGACCACCTCTCATAGTAGGGTCGTTAAGGTATTTCCAGTCAGTTTTGTAGAAGTCATAACCTCTTCTAAATCCTGAGAAACCTAAGTTTAGCGCCATCTCTTCGTCATTGTCAAATAGACCATATGAAGTTCCACCTGCTCCGTAAGAGTTTTGTGCAGCTAACATATCATCAATGTCAAATCCAAATTGACGGTCTAGGAATATAACGTTTTCTTCAATCGCTCCTTGCTTATCTAAACGAGAAATAATTGAATCAAAATCTGCTAAAGTTGTTGGGTTACCACCGTTCCAGATGTTACCTCTTTGAGCCACAGAATAGAAAATTCCATCCGATCCAGCTCCTTGTGCTCCTGCAGCAGCTCCATTACCTAGCGCAGCAGCAGCTCCACCATTAAGTTCAGCGGGTACAGCTTCAATCATTGCAGTCTCTAAGTAGTCGTCAAAACGTAGTCTTGTTTCATGCTCAGATTTCAAATACCAAAGGTATCCGTTTGCACCGTTTTCAGTTGTAACTTCAACCCATCCAATTTGAGCCATGTCAGATCCAGATACAGTATAAGTATCTTTCAAGATAATTGGCTTGTTTTCAAAGATAAAGTCGTTAGCTTCAAGAGATCCTACCATTCCAGCAGTTCCTTTTCTGAATTCCGATCCATAAACAAATATAGTAACATCAGAGTTTCCTACTCCAGTACCAGCAGTAACAAGTCCAGTTCCTTCGTAGAAACCAACAGTAAACTGTCCAGCGCCACCGCCTGCATTGTTAACAGAAGTTACAACAGCTTTGTTTATACCAGAGCCATCGTTCTGTACAACTGCAATTGTCTGACCGACTCTTACAACTTGTTGAGCTGTAGTTGGGTCAATAACATCATTCACTTGGAATGTAGCATTGTCAGCATTAATAACAGCAGCTGTACCTACCTGAGTATATTTAGTATGCAATCTACCTTGTTCAGCCCATTTAATAAGGTCAGAATTTGTAGGCATCTCAGCACCTACCATACGCAGGAATGAAGAGATAGTTCGATTTCCATAACGCTCGAATTCTTTTTCGTAAGTGTCAGGAAGATATTGATTTAGAAAATCAAAGTTAGTAATGTAATTCTCTGTAGTCGGAGTCCTCTCGGAACTCGGAGTAAGAGCAAAAGTTGGGATAGTATTAACTGATCCAGCCATAATTTTTAATTTTTAAGTTCTTTTAACGCTTTTAATTCTTAATCTATTACCCGATGGTTCAGATATAGATTTCACTTGCATTCCTCCCTTTGTAGATACCTCTGGCGCTTTACGTTCTGACATGTTAATATTCTTAGTCTTGCGTATAACGTCTTCAGTAGCTTTAGATTTACCCTGTTCAAAAAAGAACTGAGCAAATTTATCAGGATTCATTGCCATTGCTAAAGATCTGTGGTAGCCTTCTGCATCATTTAAAAGTCCTTGAGAATCCATATACTTCTGTACGAAGTTCATGGGGGTCTCTTGAGCTTTTTTTAATTCAGACGCGCCACCTGGGGAAAACATAATCTCTTCGTCGTTTAACTTGAACTTAAAACCTTTAAATTCTGACCCGAACACTTCATCACTTTTTTTGACAAACCATTCCCGTTTTCGATTCGCTTCCTCTTGTTGAGTTTTAGCGGTATTTAAATATTGCTTATAAGCCTGCAATTCTTCATTAGCTTCGTTAGAACTTCCACTTGACTCAAGCGGTTGCTTGTATAACTCTTGCTGTTCTTTAAAGAACCGGTTAGCTTTAGCAATAATTTTCTTCTTTGCTAACTTAGTTTTTCTAACATCCGATTCGTCATCAAGCTCTTCGTCATAAGAATAGTCCTCCATTAAGGATTCAATATCTTCTGCGTCCAAACCTTCTTCCGTAAGAGTTAGGTACTCTTTTAGCAAAGAATCAGGATTCATTGTAGTGTAGTCTTGTTGTAATTTAACAAAATCACTAATTCCTCGTCCTGTTTCTTTTTTATATTTAAAGTAAGCTGCAACATCTTCTGGCATTTCTTCTGCCTTTTCTCTTTCGCTCATCAATTCTTCTATAGAATTAATTTCCTTACCGTATCTATTTCCTATATATGAAAGAACATCTTCTTCTTTTAAATCATAAGGTTGCTGTGCAACCTCTTCAACAGTAGCTTCCTCTTCAGGAGCTTCTGCGGTGGTATCATCTGGCAATGGCTCAGAAACAACCTCTACCTCGTCACCACTTGACACGTCACTAAATTGCTGTTCGTGCTTTTCAAGCAATTCTCTTTCTATTTCCTGAGAAGACTTTGAGTCTAATTCAGACATTTCTCTTACTTTTATTTCCATTTAATTTAATTTAAGTTACAAATTTACGCAAAATACAAAGGCACATTTTGCTACCTTGGCGAGAACTCAGACAGGTCAAAACCATCTAAAGAATCTTCATTTGACTCAAAGTTTTTTGGAGGCAAATTATTTTTTCTTTGATTTATTAACTGAGACTGCTCGCTATTCTGCTGGCTAATTCTATCTTTCTTAGCATCTTCCCTAGATATCTCTCTATCAGCTAATGCTCCCGCAGTCATTCCTTGCAACTGCAAGTTATAATTGAATTCTTGTTGCATCAACTGAGACTTAAGCTGAGCTTCAGCTTTATTTTTCTCTATTTCAAAAGCAATCTCTGCTTGTTTATATTTCATTTTAGCCTGCGTCTCTAGTTCTATTTTTTGAATAGCCATTTGACCAGCCATTTCTTGAGACTTTAATTGCTGCTGAGAAACCATTGCTTGCTTTTGCATTTCTCTATTTTCATCTGCCTCCTGCTTAGCTCTTCTTTTTACTTTTAAAAGTTGATTAGCTAGCTTAAGGTTTTTAACTTCTCGTATGTCTATAGCGTCCTCTAGGTTTATATCTCCTTTAGATAATGCCATCTGAATGTTTTGCTCTAACAAAGCTTTTTGCTCTTCATCTGGCGAAAGCTCAATAAAGACCCCAAAATCATAAATGTAAAGTTCAGATATTTCATCTAATATACTTACATTGTATTTTCCTATTTTATTTATAAAGTCTTCTTTAAAATCAGAATATTCTAATATATCTGCAACCCTATAAGTTAAAGCCTCTGCTAAGGTCCTGTATATATACAAACTACCATCTAGTATATGTCTAGTTGCCGTATTTGAACTTAGCGCTGCTAACTTCTGAACACCAACTAAAGCGTCTGAATTAGCTCCAGACCCGTCTCTCGCTTCATTTAAGCCTGTTACAGCCCTTATCATGTCTAAGTAGTGGTTGTAGTTAGCTAAAAGCATTTGTGTCTTAGAAGCGCCTGAATTGCTTGTGAGCTGCTGTATAGGAACTTTAGCCTGATTATAATCTCCTTCCTGAGTATAACTCCGGCCTATTACGCTACCGGTTTGAAAATATAACCTTAATGCATCCTCAGGGTTGTAAGCCGCTCCAGTACCTAGATCAACTTCATTTAATCCATCCGCATCTATATACACCCCATCAGGGACTACTCTAGCTATTACCTGCTGAAGCTTTAAATGAGTCATTTGAATTAAATCTGCAAATGGAATCATTCTCCTTACTAAAGATTCAATAACACCCTTATACATTCTAGGCGCTACAGCTACGTAATTTGGTATAGCATGCTGAGAGGAAGACTTGGGACGCACCATGTTTTCCGCAAGCTCCCACTTGAGGATAATATTAGTTCCCATAACCATTACCCCATCATACCAAACGTCAATTGTTTTCTCTATTTTTTCGAAGTTTCCTTCTTCAATCATTTCTTCTGGAGGATTAAAAGTATCATCCTTTTCTATCATCCTAGAAGCTCCTCCTTCTAATTTTTTCTTTTTATATACTATCTTTTTAGTGGTCTTATAATTAAAATACATTAACGTACACGTATCCCTATAAAACATATCGTTCTCATAGTATTGAGCAGTATTATAATAATCATACCAACTCTGGCTGTATTGAGATATTTTCTCTAAATCTTCATTCGTAAGATCAGGGTCTATCTTGTTAAGCTCAGTTAACGCAACTGTTTTAATTTCTCCCCAATAAAAACAATCTTTAAAGTAAGGGTCTTCAGTATAACTATAAACTACATTAGCAGGGTCTACGTAAGAAACTTGAACACCAGATCCAGGAAGAAACTCATGCTTTGCCACACTCATGCCCACAACCATTTGATCGTAGTCTAATCTTTTTCTAATATCTTCATAGTGATTCTCAGCAAACATTGTATCTATAGCCTCTTCTTCTGCAATCTCTATAGCTGGCTTGTAATTTAAATTCATATACAAAGACAGCTCTTCATCCGAAGCAGGCAATTCATCAGGATTCATTATGAAAGGATCAAAGTTTGTGTTTTTTTGAACAATCTCTAAAACATCTTTAGCAGCCATCTGACCTTCAATCATGTTTTGATACTTGTTTCTTTTAGATTGAGACAAGGCATCCTGAGCATAAGCCTTAACCTTAAACAATCTATCAGACATTCCATTAACAACTATGTCTACAAATTTTGGAATAATAGGAACGGGAGTCCAGTCTAAATTTAAATAAGATAAATCTCCATCAACCGCTAATTCATTTTTGTATTTAGCAACTGATTGCTCACCTCTAGCGTAAAGTCTAAGTCTATTGAAATCCCTCCACTGACTGTAGTATCTACACCCGTTGGAATCCTTTCTAAACCATTCGTATTGTATTGCTTGACCTATCTGTAATCCAAACTCGTCGGTAGCTTTTTCAGCATCCGATACAAATTGACTTGGAAACCCTACAGATGAAATATTTATATTGACTTCTTTCATCTAATTAATTCGCTTAAAGATCCTTTATTGTTGTATTTTGCAAAGTTAAGACTTATTTTGGATTGTTTTTGCTCGGGCAAGTACACGCCCTTTTGGTTTGCCATTATAGCCAACCCTGAACTAATACTTGCATCAAACTTAGTCCTGTTGTTAATATCAAATTTAGCCCAATCCTCTAAGGTTCTAGTAAAGTACATAGAACCCATCTGATCAGGATCTCTGTATGTAGCTTCTAAATCTATACCTATGTGTTTTTCTATATACGATTCTATAGCAGCAGCATGAGACTGCTTTACATCTTCAGAAGTATTCGGTATGCCACCCAATTCCTTTTCAGTTTTTGAAAGCTTATTATAATGCTTATCAGGTCGGTTCATAGAGTATCCTCTATAACCCCTGTTTTTAAAATGATATAATAACCTAGGCTTGTTGTTCTCTACTAAAATAGGCATGCCATAAAACACACAGGCCATTAGAACTTCTTCAAAAAATATCTCTGCAGTCTGAGGCCTAGCAACATACTCTAAAAAAAACTCACTACTAGGAGCATCGTCCATATTAAACTTAGTCATTCCATGTAGTGCTCCATTAGATCCTCTTCCGCCTACAGTACCCGATATGTCATAACTATCACACCCAAAAGCGCCTATATGCTCATTTCCAGGGAAGAACACTCCATGTTTAGAATATTTATTGTTATTTAAACCTTTCTTAGGAGTCCAAGAAACCTTGAATCTACCCCTATTATCTGGCGTCCATATAACCTCAGAATCTTTTACACCATCCTTCCAGTAGAACCTACCCCTTGTCATGTGGTGCTCTATTATTAAAGAGTCATTATAATCTATCTGCTGGTATATCTTAGTTAAATTAAACAAAGAAGACTTACTCTCATCTCTAAATGCGTGAGACTCTGTTCTAGGAAACTGCCTATAGAATTCGTTTAAAGCGTCTGCATCTTTCTTTAAAGAGTCTACCTCTGCCTCCCAGTAGTCT